GGTCGTTAGTGTGTATATCAACATTAAATTTATCTTTGTTGCCGTATAAATTATATTGATTATCAAATTCTGCCTTTAGCAAAGCTCCTAACTGTTGCGTGATTAGTTGTGCAGTAGATTGCCCTGTGATTTCTGTATCTATTAACTTAAGTGTCATATCTAGTTGCACTCCATTTATACAGCCCTAGAGTTTCATCTGGCATCTGGTTATCTAACAAATAAGTATTACCGCTCCAACTAACAATGCTTGTACTTGATAATAATGTTAAGCCTTTGTCTGCTAACTCTTGTTTTAAGAATGATATAGTAATTGATTCACTTGCTATTAATTGCCCTGTTTCTGGGTCTAAAGTAGTACCTATATGGCTTTTAAGTACGCTAACTTGCACCTGTGCAGAATCTTTATCAACTTGCACATTTACAAGCTCCATATCTGCTTTTATAGCATTATTTAAGTCAGTGTTGGCTATATCTATTAATGACATAGTTCAATAAAAAAAAGAGCTGTTTAGCTCTCTTCTTTTTTAGTAGTTTTTTTAGATTCTTTATCAATTAACTTGTCTATCAATTTTTCCAAATCTTTAAAAACTGCTTTATTATTAAAGTCTGATTCTGATATTGCATCACCTTTAAATTTCATCCCTGTATCTGTTTTGATACTAGGCACTTTAACAATATAAGTCATGATTATTTTTTAATAATTGCACCCTTTGCTAGCCAATACTTAAAAGAATGTTCGGTAAAATCTGTAGGTTTTACTTCTTGCCCTTTTTGAAAGCCAATCATAGAAATAGCAAGAGTATATTTCACCTCTTGCTTTTTAGCTTCTGCTGCTTTCTTAGCTTCTTCTAGTTTTTTAGCTTCTGCTGCTTTCTTAGCTTCTTCTAGCTTTTTAGCTTCTTCTAGCTTTTTAGCTTCTTCTAGTTTTTTAGCTTCTTGTTCTTTTTGTACAGCCATATCATTACCCGACAGTTAAGCAACCAAAGCCTTTAGACTTAGCTACTAACAAAGCAGAACAATCCAAAGCTATTTCTAAACCTGTTTTGTATTTGTCGACAGTAGCAATCTGGTTAATTTGTAGGTTGTTTTCTACATTAATACCACCAGATAGCAAGTTTACTAAGCTGGCATTGCTTGCGTCTACTTCAAACCTAGCAAGACTTCCAAAGTATTGTTCAAAGCGGTTGTCGTCTGATACTAATATAACTTTGTTGTCAGGTATAAAAGGAGTTTGCACACCTGCATTGTTTGTGTAGTAAGCAGATTCTACCCATATTTTCACACGTTTACCGTTGATTAGCACATCACCAAAGTAATTAGCACTAGATGCAGTATTAGCTGGCAATGAAATAGAGCCTAATTCAATCCTGCGAGTTTCTAAAGCATCTTTAACACTAGTGCGGCTGCTAAATTTATCAAAAGTAGCATCATTCATAATGATGTTATCAATAGTCTTCATGCCATTAATTTTGATTGTTTTAGCAATATCAGTTAAATCAGTAATAGGAGTAGCTGAAGGGTCTGCCCATGCTGTATTTACATTGTTAAAAAAGTTAGTGTCATTGCTTGGAATGTAAACAGCACCCTCAAAATTATCACTAGCAGATACACCACCTGTAGTTAAAATCTCAACAGCTTGCAAGTCTAAATCTGTAACTATTTTGTTTGCAACTTTGCTAGCTTCTGGAACTACTACGTTACTTACAAAGTCAGGAACTAATGATATTTGCTCTGGCGTTAAAATATCGTTGCTACCGCCAAATTGTTTTTCTTGAACGCTAGAAGCAGATACCTTGAATTCTTCTTTATAATTTGCAGGTTTAACAATCTTAGTAACATAAGAACCGACTGTGTTTTGAGAATAACCACTGTCTGCATTCTTACGCTGTGCAGCTTTCTGTTGCATTAATTGAGTGTCATACTCAACAACGCCAGCTTGCCCAATATTTTTAGTTACGTTAAAGAATGAACGTGCAATAGTACGCTCTTGTAATACTTCGCTATAAGCAGTATCTAAAAGTTTTCTTGTCATTTTTTTATCCCTTAAAATTAAAAGCCTGTAGTGTTTTTAGCATAAGATTGTGCGTATATGCCCATCTTTGCTAACTCATCTACTATTGCAGCATCAACATTGCTTGCGTTTCCGTCTGCATCAATTATTAATAAATCTTTGTCAACTTGTCCCGCAATCGTTACAGATACACTGTAATCTTGTGCTGCTGTGGCTACTAATTCTGCTGTTAAAACACTATTTATAATGCCGTTGCCGTTACTTGTTCCGCCTTTTACAAAAGGTACTAGCTTTAAAGTGCTAGTGTTTCTGGCTAGCAAAGTACCTGCTGGGTAAGTTTTAACGGTTGCTGTTAAAGTTTCATCTCTTGGCTCTAAGTTGCTAAGAATAACTTTTGATAAAGTAGTTGTAGTCATATTTTTACGCTCCTATTGTTTGTAATGCTTTTTTCATTTCTGCATTTACAGTTTCTAAATCTTTTTCTTGTGTGTCAGCTACCGCTACGGCTTCTACATCCTCCTGTATAGTTTTAGCTGTCAAGTTTCTTTGTTGTTCTTCTAACATAGCTTCCATGCAATCTTGAACAGATAAACCCTCTTTTATGGCGTTTGCTGCTGCTTCTGGTGCATTGTACTTAGCTGCAAACTCTTGTAATGTTGCAACTCTTTCACGCTCTGCAACTATGCCAGCTTGATAAGATTCTGCCTTTATTTGTTCTACTTGCTGTGCTTCTGGCTGTTCTTTTTTTCCAAACATATCAGGAGTATAAATTTCTTTAATCATGCCTCTTTCTAAGGCTTCTAATGCAGTAATTGTAGCACCTTTGCCAAAGTCTGCAACAATTTTCTCGCTTGTCAAGCCTAAACTTCTACTAATATGATTTATAAAATATTTTTCTACAGCATCTATCTTAGCTTGATATTGCTCTGGGTATTGCTCAGGGTCTGCATTTTTTAAATTAGCATTGCTTGAACGCATAACCATCAATTTTTCGTCTGGTTTCTTGTAAAAAGCAATTACACCTATGCTACCTATGTTTGTTAAATCATGCCTAGCAATTATGCCACCGCTTGCTTGGCTAGCTAGCAAATATGCACCGCTACAACAATTATTTGATACATACGCTGTAACTGGTTTTTTGCTTGTATAAATTGCATCGCTTGCACTCCATAAGCTATCGTTAACTGCACCGCCTCCAGAATTTACATCTAATGCTATTTGCTCTATCTCATCATCAGTATTGGCTAGCTCTATTGCTTCAATAATATCCTCATAACTTGTTGCCGTTACTCCCATGATTTGTTGCATCAAGTTAGGAGTGAATCCAAGTGTGCCTTTAATTGTTATAATTGCTGTGTTGCCCTGTATTGTTAAAATGTTAGTTTTAACATTAGTATCTAGCAATGTTTTATCTACTGCACTAATCTCTTTGGCTAGTGAAATATTGCTCTCATCTATAGCCCATATTTTATTATTCATTTATAACCTCTATTTGTTGTGGTTGTTCTTGCTCGTCTGCAACAAGCCCTAATTCTTCTAGTTTTCTATTTTCTTCAGCTTGTTTTGCTATATTGCTTTCAAAATTGCCATTATTTAATCTGTTAGTCGCTTGCTCTCTTGTAATTAATTTATTTTCTATCTGCTCTACAAGTGCAGCCGTTGTTTTCTTTAAATCACTTGTTTGTATAACTTTGCCTATCCAGTCGCAAACACAATAGCTATAAAAAGCTAGTCCATCTCTGGCGGTGAATGCTTTTACAATGCCATTACTAGTTGATAATGAATTATTAACAGCTAATCCCAGAATAAAAGAGCTGTACACATGGTTATAATGTTGATTTATCAATGCTGTTCTTTTTGCTTCTATAACTGCGTTAAATTGGTTATTAGTAGCTTGTGTGGCATTAAAGCTCTGGTCATATTCCATGCCAAAAACATTTGGTGGTACTTCTAAAGCGTAAGCACATATTTTAATCTGTGCTTGCTGGTAGCTAATAAAGTCAGTACCCATAGATTCCTGCTTTATCTGTACTATTTCCTCACCAGCGTTTAAGCCAGTTACTACAGTGCTATCAAGAATCGTATGGTTTTTAAAAGTTACATTCTCACCTGCGGTTGCTATAGTTTTATTTTGCGTTTTTCCTGCTGCTGCTCCTAAAAAATCACTATCAGGCACACTATTGCTTTCTATAAAGTTCTTTTTAACAAATGCAGCTATTTGTGATGATAGTAAACCTTTTTTGATATTGGCTTTGCTTAACTTGTCTACATCTTTTAAGAATTCATAAACAACTGATAAAGGCGGATAACCTCTTACACCGTTTACACGTCTTGTCCTGTGTCCGTAAACTAGCCACGCTGTACGCTTCATACCGCTAACACGACCATAAGCAGATATTTTTTTAACTGTACCATTTGCAGCGGTTACCCAGTATGCAACTTGCTTACCAAATTTATTAATCTGTACGCCATCTTGCATATAGTGTCCGTCTGGCAAATTGGCGTTTAGTGGATTAGTAAGTTTATCAGTGCTGATTACTTGTATTACTGGTAAATTGTTTTGTTTACTTGCGTGTGCTACTACTAACACATCACCGTAAACTAGAGATAATTGGTATATCTGTGCTTGCAACTCGCTCCAGTTTCTTTGCTGTGAATAATCGCACAAGTAGGGATTATCAGCCCATAGTTTGAAGTTTTTTTCTATTATCTTGCTGTCTTCTAGATTGTCAGTAATAGCTTGCAATATTAGCCCTGTATTTACAACACTTGCAACTAATCTATCAACTATTGTTGCTGCTATGCCGTTCTGCATATATAGAGTTCTTGCACCATAAGCTAAATTAGCCCATCTGCTGTAGTCTAAAGCTGTGTTGCTTGCATTGTCGGTGTTTACTGTGTCGTTTTCAAAAAGTCTTAATTGGAATAGGTTAGTAAATCCATTGCTATAGCCTGTATTACTACTGCCACTATTATATGCTTGTATTTGCGGTTGTACGGCTTCCTGTGTTGGCGTATTAGCTTGTTTAATCCAGTTGCTTATAGTTCCATTAGATACATTATATTTTTCTGCTAATTTTCTAGCACTTGTAGTAGCCGATTCTGCTATTACTTTATTTTTAAATTCTTGAGTGTAAGGCATTATAAAGCTACTCCGATTTTAGCTAAATCTGGGTTCTGGTTATTATCAATAGCTTTTAATTGTCCTACATAGTGTGCTTCTAATTTTTGCAGGTTATCAATATCTAACTTAGTTACAGATTGCCTACTTTGCCCATCATCTATTTGGTAACTTTCAACGCCTCCAGTTAATAAAGCAGATATAGCACTTCTTACTTGTGATAGTTGCGTTTCTATTTGTGTTTTTTGATTGCTCCAAAAAGTACTACTAGTCATTATTAAAAGTTTGTTGTTCAATTATAGGGAATAATGTCTGCCAAAAGTACACAAGGTCAAATTCTGGTAAGTCTGTATATTTTTTAGCATAGTCATTGTAGTACACCTGTGCTATAAACTCAATAGCACAGTAATTGTACACTAACCCATCAAACAATTCATTATCTCCTGTTCTGTGCCATTTGTAACCAATAACTTTATTAGTAACTTTATCTACAACTTCTTGCTTACTCTCATTAGTTAATTCTTTTAATTGCTGTGTAGAGATTGTGTTGTATGCGTTAAAGTGTCCATCTGGCATAGTTTCGCCCTGTTGCCATGCATACTGCAACTTACCATGAATTAAATCTTTGTAGTTATCAATGTATATAATTATCTGCCTGTAACCTGCTAGATTTTTTGTACCGTATTTAAAATTTACTTGTTTAATCTTTCCACTGCTCTCACCTTTGATAAGCTGTATTTTCTTTTTTATGGCATCAGGTGCGTTACTAGCTGCATTGGCTACCGTGTATTGCTTGTACCCTGTATCAATAAAAATAGCTGCAACGGTAACTGGGTCTGCTTCGTCTATCCCTGTATATTGTTTGCTCATCAGCTCCCATAACTTGCACCATGAATCATCGTCTGCATGTATACAGTTGCCCTTGATTCGTGTGTAATCTAATAAAAAGCATCTACCTGCAGCCCAGCCAGTAATAATCACAGCTAGATTATCAGCATGTACATCTACTGCTGCGGTAATTAATCTTACTTTTTGCCCTGTGTGCTTTTCTGCGTATGCTTGCGGTAATACGTATCTGGCATAATTGCGTTTATGCTGTGATATTACAGACAGTTGTAATTTTTCCCTTACTTCTCGGAACGGCACACCTAGATTGTTATTATAAAATACCTGCAGCTTGTCTATGTCCTTTGGTTTGTTTGTGTAAATATCCCAACATTGTAGCCAGTCATAGCAAATATCCTCCCAACTTTTAAAACTGGCAGGAGAATATAAGCCACTTATCTGGTAACTAACAGCTCCCTGCTTTTGTGGTTCTGCTGTTGGCATCCATTTGCCACGTGCAAGCATCTCTGTTTTATGATAATTCTTGTGTGGGTGTTGGCAAGCTCTACATAAATATTCTACGCTGTCATAGTCTAGGTTGCCGTTTTCTAGAGTTTTGAAAGTTAAGCCATATATCTCCCCTGTTTCCTTGTTTACTTTGTTAAAGACTAGGTCTTGATACTCACCACATTCTAAGCATGGCACTACATATTTGCGTTGGTCACCCACCAAATACGCTTTGTATATCTGGCTTGTTTCTTCTATAAGTGGCGTACTTATATACAATATTTTTTTATTAGCTCCAAAAGTAGTTGTACGTGCTACAGCTAGAGCAACTGGGTCGCCATCCTTGCCAACTTTCTCTGGATATGAATCTGTTTCATCTAGTAATAGATATTTTATAGGCAATGAACGTAAACTAGAGCCACTATTGCTACCTATAGCTTTTAAGTATCCACCGCCAACCCATTCCATTTGCTTAGATGTTGCACCGCTTTTTTTATTCTTGCTAAAGAAGTCACTAGAGATAATCCTATGCTCCATCTTTGAGTCTAGAATCATAGGCTTGATAAATTTATCCATACGTTCTTTTGCTAAGTCGTCTGTAGCTGTAACCATCAGCATAGATGCATTGCTTACGTGTTCTATACCGTATCCGATAAAGTTTTCTAAAATGCCAGTAGTTGCTCCAAGCTGTACGCCTTTCATTAATGCCACTTCTTGTGTGTCGCTATTAATGCTTAGATTGTCTGCTATTTCTTTCAAGTAAGGCACAACACTATAATCATACAAACTATTTGCCCTGTTGCTTGTTGCTCCTAGTATTCTATTGTTAGCACTCCATGCACTAACAGATAAAGTTACTTTGTTATCTTTAAAATTGCGTGTCACCTTGTCTAACCTTTCTAAGTCGTATTCATCAAAAACAATAGCAACTTTATATTTGCCTAATTCCTCAACTTCTGCTGGTTGTGTTTCTAAGTTTGATTGCTCAAAGTCTAGCAAGTGAATAGATTGTTTTTTATGTTTGCAGTACTCAAACCAGCAATAAATAATCAAGTTATCAATATTCTGGTTTTTGTTTAGCTCGTCGTTTACCTCCTCTGGCGTTTTGCTTTTTAAATTGTGGTAAGCACTTTGTAGCTCTAACTCTAATTTATGCGAAACAATTAAATCTATTATTTTCTTGGCGTTGTTAATATCTTGTGGCTCTGTCCCTTTACCTAAACAGTTAAGCAACAAGTAATATAATGTTCTGTAAAAACTGGCTTGCTCATAAGTTAAGGTAGGCAGTTTAGCAGTTAAGCCTAGACCAGATAAATCTACTTTTAGTTTATTCTCTGCCATTTTGTAATAATTCTAATAATTTATTTTTACCTGTAGCTTAGGTAGATAATAATAAATTGTTTTATAGCATAGATTTTATAAAAAGCGTATTTTGCAATATTATTTACTTTTAGCATCTTCTATAACCTTTTTAATCTTTGTTTTAGTGGTTTTTATGAATCTTGAATATTCTGCTTGTACTTTATCAATAAAAAGTATCTGCTTTTGTTTGCTCGCATCTGTGAGCAATGCCATCTGTTGGCAAGCATAATTCATACCATCGTTTAGTATTAAATCTGCTAGTGTGTCAATGTAGCCAGTGATTATTTTATCAAGCACATCTACATCTATTAATTGCCCTCTTTGTTTGTGTACTTGGTTAGTTAGCTTCTGCACCTCCAGCACTTCTTTTAAGCATTGCATTTCATGAGAAAATTCATGCGTACTACCAAACTGCTGTATAATTTCTTTAAGTGTTAAATGCCCTACAGCATCTATTTTCTTTTTAGTATAGATAGAAATATTATCTAAATTGCTTTTATGCGTTTGTTGCCCTTGTTGCTCTACCGCTCCACTTGTCTCTAGAATTATACAATCAGGCTTACACGCTTCTACAAACTCGCTATAGCTTTGCTTTAGACTTTGCTCTTTGTTTTTATAGTAGTTTTTGAATAATGTATGGCTTATATCTATGTATTTGCTTTTATCACGGAATACAACAGCATCTTTTATTGTTTTATTTGCAAGATACGCAACAGCTTGCTTAGTTACGCCTAAATGCTTTTTAAGATGCGGCAATGCGAGTAATATCATCTTAATAGTAATAGTTTGTTTGACTTTTCAATATTTGTTTGACCTTATTTGACTTTGGTCAAAAAGTCAATAATAACAAGTCTTTTTAATACAAAAAAACCTTTATTCTATAGGCTTTTTGTTATTTCCAAGGTCAAAGAGTGAAAAAGTGGTGTGATTTTTAAAAGACCGGGGTCGGCATAAAAACCCCGATATGTTCAAAATCCCTAGTGAGGACCCACAACACTTTTCTTGAACCTCCTAACTTTTAAATTATCTAACTGAGTTACATACTGGCAATATTCTGGTGCGTATATAGCATCTAAACATTTTTTGTATCCCAAAAATCATAACTATAAAAAAGAGTTGGCATGTTGCGTATATACACACTATTAGAGTATATACGTCCTGATGTGGTTGCATGTGCTGATACAGTTCTAGCTTTTAGATATTTACAATCAATATTGTGTGCATGGATATTTGTGCATTTAATTGTGTAAGCTGTAATATTGTGTGCTGTAATTTGTGAGTTAGATTCTATATTCATTAATCCAGCATCTATATTTCTACACCTTATAGCATGTTTAAAAAATGCTTTGCCTTTGTTCCAGTATGTTTTTTTGCTTGAATCAAGCCTTAGGTCTTTATCAATTAAAACTACTTCATCAAGAGCGTTATAGTTGTCATCAAGAAGTTTATCTAATTCTTTTTGTGAATGTATTACTATTTCTTGTGAAGTATCACGCAATGCTTTTATAGGTACTACTACCTTGCCTTTTTTAAAAGCATCTGATTGTGTGGTGTTATCGGTTGCATCAATATGTACAACTTCTTTGCAATCAACTAATTTGTATTTATCTTGTGTGTCTGTCATGTGTATACCTTGTTGCTGTATATTATTGTTGAATGTAAAACGTCCAGCTAGTCAACAACGCTAGTATTCCCCCGCTAAAGGTAGGACGCCATGTAATTATACCTTGTTTTTGTTGCTATATCTAGCTTTTAAGCGTTATAAATCCTAACCTTTGGAACTATTCTTTCAGGTGGCCTGGCATCTAAAGTAAAAACTTGTCCGTTGCTTTTAACTATACACCGCTTACCATTGATAACTTCTACAGTCTCCTTATCTTCTGTGCAGTCTATATCTGTATCGCATTGAAAAATTATATTATCTGTCATCATTAAATCTCCCAGTCTATTACTTCTCCATTTCTTTTTACAACATATTCTTTGCTGTTGCTCTAGCTTATTTACCTTAACAAATTAGCTAGACTAAACTTGGTATGCTTTTTACCAAACTTTTTAGCTATAACCTTAGCCCTGTTATTCATCTCATTTACAACTAAGCTAGCTTTTTTATGTAATTCAGCACAGCTAATTTCATTATTGTAGTATTGGCTTTTAAAAGTAAGTATTAGTTCTTTTAATTCCACCCCTTGCAATTTTGCTAAATCCATATTGATACCTTTAATTAATAAACAATCTATCCCTGCTTGTTGCGTATTAATATATATAATTTAATTTTAATTGTCAATGTTTTTATATTGATGTGATGTTAAAAATTTAATTGTATTGTAAACTCGTTAGCCGTCCTTTTTACGCTTTTTACGTAGTTAGGGTATAATTCTATTAAGTCCTTAATAGCTTGGCGTTCTATATTAACAGTTCTGTAGCTTTTACAACCTCCATCAGTCGTCCAATGTTCATTCTCCCAGTGTAAATATCTAACAGCTAAAATGCCGCCTTTTTCTACAATATGTCGCAAGCATATTTCATAGTCCTCTTTTACTATAAATTTTTCATTAAAATAATATTCACCATCATTAATCATACCCATACAAGAGGCAGTCACGTATGAATGAAATAAAAAAGGCTTGTAAGGATGTGTTCCACGAGGTGCCGATTCTGTACGAACCCCCCATATTTTGTATTGCATTTGCTCGCACAATTTAAAAAATAATAAAAATTGTTCTAACCAAAAATTCTCCTCTTTAATATCTATTTTTTGAGATTTACGTTCATGCAATTTTACGTAACCGCAAGTTTTTACATCATCATCAATAAATACTACATATTTTTCCTTTGTGTTTTTTAGTATCCAATTTCTAGTAGGCGTAATACCTTGTACATCATTTGGTACTGCTACTACATTTGTAATAAGTGATTGGTATTGGTGTATTTCACTTTTAGGCACATAAAATGTAGCACTGGGTAAAATTTTATTAGTTGTGGTTAAGCCAGCTCTACTCTTGCTCGGTACTGCTATTAGCATCTGTGAATCTTTTTTTAAAATCTTGCCATACACAAAAAGGGCTTACAAAGCCGTTAGCAAGCAGTGATTTTTTTAATACTTCTTGTTGCTCTGGCATCTTGAAGTTATCAGGTTGCAAAGTTTTTATTTGCTTCCAATCTATCTTTTTTGAATGTATAACTCTATCTTGCATCTTCTCCGTTGAGTTTTGATATTTGGTTATTTAAAGCAGATATAATTAATAATTTTTGATAATCAGCATGTAAAGCATCTTTGCCTTTATAGTAAAAGGTTTGCCTAATCCCATTTTGATAAATACATTTTAATCTGAACAATCCACCAGACTTATCTTGTTTTTGTATATCAATTATAAATGATACATCAATGCTATGCTGCTCTATGTCGTTTAGTTGAATCATTTATTTATCCCCTTTGTAAGACCTACGCTCACGGTAATATTTAATTTTAAAACCTGCTTGTCTTAATTCTTTAATAGCAGTTTTGCCAACATAACCATCAGCATCAAAATATACGCCCCTATCCAAAGCTGATAAAATATAACCTTTAACAATATCAATTTGTGGTCTCCAAGAATTCGATATTCTTTTCGCATCTTTATTCATTATATCTCCATTTACTTGTTGTTATACCATGAATTATAATATCTACCGCTCTAATTGTCAATATTAAAGTAGTAGATAAAAGGTTATTTATTTAATTATTTTGCTAACTTTAACCCGTCAATTTTATTGAATGGCTGCTCTACCCACCATGTTGAAACTATATATTGTGGCTCTTTGCAGTTGTTACAGTAACAATCAAGCTCATCTGTTTCATCCTCTCTTAGCTTCCTAATATCCGCAGATAAGCATTCATCACACACTAAACCCTCGCTAAATTTTTCTTCGCATTTCATTGTTATTTCTCCCTTTATAATTTATTTAAAAAATAATGTATTACGGCATTTATGGATGTGTAATAGCTAGGACTTTCACCATTGCTATGAGAGTATTGAAAGCCACTTACAGTGCCATCTAAATTTGTGTAAAAGCTTAAAGCTGAACCGTCTTTAAATTTACAATAGTACAAGTCATGGCTGGGATTACTATTATAAGTAGTATTTTTAGTAAACTTAAAGCCATGTTTAGCTAATTTGTTTAAAGTAAATTTTAATTTTGCCATTTTTATCTCCATTTGTTTTAAAGTATCTCCTCTTGATGCGGATAATATATATAATCTGGCTTAGATTGTCAACATTTTATTTTAATTATTTAAATATTTTTTAGAGTTCCCAGAGATGTTTGGCTTTCTTAAGTCTTGCAGTTCAATCCTTTACCTTTTTATTTGCGTAAGTTAGACAGTATGAATGCTCTCTAGCTTCCTTTATATTGCTATCTAAAGACTTATTATTGCTCGTTTGCTAGTGCAGTATTTAAATTTTCTAGTAACTTATCAAAGTTTTTAACCTCGTCATCATCTGCACCATATTTAGCAATCCAATGTTCTCTGTTTTTTAAAGTCTCTGCAATTTCTTTAGCTAAAAATTCTTTTTGTGTGTTTTTCATAATTATCTCCATTTGTTAGTTAAGTGGGCTATTCCCTTTCAATACTTATAATATATATAATTGAGATTTAATTGTCAACACTTTTATAGAGTTATTTTAACTTTTTTTGATTTTAAAGATTTACACCAAAACTAACTGTATTAGCACTGTAACTATGCACTGCATTATCTGCATTAAACTTGAGCAATTTATACTTTATAAAGATTGTTTCTGTTACCTCGTATTTAGCTTTTAACGTGTAGATATTAGAGTTATCAGTGTATATGTATGCTGCTTTTATACCTATATTTCCTAGTTTATAACCGCAAGCAGGGCGTATTAATAGACTACTCCCTGTAACATCCTTTCTATAGCCTGTAGATACACTACAAGCCTCTATAAATTGATAGCCTAGGCTAACTGTCTGTTCTGCTTTATTTACACTCTTAGAATGCTCTGCAAGCCTTGCATATCCTAGCCACTTATTATAGCTATAATTAGCTTCTACTGCTTCGTAAAAGTATTTAGAAGACTTTATGTACTCATAATCCAATATACCATGATTTGCAGCAAGGTTATATGATTGCGCGCCATTAAACTCTTTATAGTTACCAGATATACTTAACGCTTTTGAATGTGATGCAGTTAATAAAAGCAATAGAAGCAATGTTATTACAAATATTGCACAGATTGCACAGATTGCACGTAATAATAAATATTTAAACATTTAAATAAATAAACAAATAAAGTTATACAACACCAGAGTCACAATGCTTGTTAGTAGCACAAATACACTTGCTAGAAGAAAAATCTTATTAAATTTAGTATTAAAACCATATTCTGCTCTCTGCGCGCTACAATCATGCAACGCTCCCAAAGTCGCTACAAAACCCAAAAAAAGCATTAGCAATAAAAACTCATTGATTCCAGCCATCATACACATTATTTACACCTCTTTTTAATTTTTCTATAAATAAAAAGAACAAAATTATACATTGCGTTTGCAAGTATGCACCCGAGTGCATAACCTCCTAAACAAACAATTAAATGCTTAAGATAAAAGCTTGGTGCTGCATCTGTAGTAAAAATTAAAACAAGAGTTGATAAAATAACGCCTAATATTATACCCCCATTGGGAAGCACATCAAAACCCCATTTTTCCAAGAATTTCATATTTAAAAAGGTTTTAAATTCAATCTCCGCATAATCTCTTGAATTACTAGCATCTTTTTAGTTGAGTTCTCTCTGTCAATTAAAGATATGCCATCCATAACGCCGTGTAGCTACTCTTTTAAAACAGCTATAAATTCATCAGCATTGACTGCTGTTTGTATATTAATCTGTAACTCGTTATCAATCATAATTACCTCTATTTATAAATTAAAAGTCATTATATGTTTTAGTTCCAGCACTAATATCTGCCAACTGCTCTGGTGTGAAGCACCAAAACAACTCGTAAAATTCACTTTCAGTCACATTAGGGTTTCTATAACGTACACGTGCTATATAATCTTCACACAATTTTACCAAAGCTGATAATTTGTAATTTTTGTCTGATTTAAATTCAGTAAATTGTGCCACTGCTTCTAAAATTGCTTTATTCATTTTATCTCCATTTTTATTAATAAGTATCTCATCTTGATGTAGATAATATATATAATTGCGTTTAGATTGTCAACACTTTATTAGTGTTATTTTTAGATATTTTTATGTTATTATGAAAGCCAAAATCTAAAAAAATTAGCAATACCCCCTTTATTGTTTAAACCTATACAATTATTCCAACTGGCACCGTAATTCTCAGCATAACTTAAATCAGTGTCGGTAAAATTACAGTCTATAAATTCTGCCATTTGCATGTTTGCGTTTGATAAATTTGCTTTTGAAAAATTACATCTAATAAATTTTGAACGCTCATGCGAATTAAGAGCAAAGTTGCCATGTTGGGCATCAGAATTAAAAAATTTAGCACGACTTAAATCAGCGTTGGTAAAATTACAGCCAACAACCACTGTCCTGCTAAAATTAGCATGTGATAAATTAACATTTGTAAAATTGCAATTACTAACGCCAGCGGCATTATATAATTTTATGTTAGAAATCTGGGCATTTTGGAAATTGCAATCATTAAAATATGTGTTCTCAAAAGTATTATCATATAAATTTGCACTGGTAAAGCTGCAATTATCAAAGTTTGCATAATCAAAATCTGTAGCATTGATTTTAGCATTATTAAAATTGCATTCAGAAAATTTACTGCTTTGAGGTTTAACTCTTAATTCATCTGTATAGATTAACCTCATATTATTAATAACAGCATTGCTAAAATTAACATTTTTAAAATCTGATTTTTTAAAATCAGCATAATTCAAAGTAGTATTGCTGAAATCATGTTCTAAAAAATATTGGTCAGAAAACTCACCTTTTCTTGAAAATCCATCCATCGCCTTTATCTCCATTTTTATAAATAAGGGTCATTCCCTCTTAATGCAGATAATATATAGAATTGAGTTTTAATTGTCAACAACTATTTATTGTCATTTAACTATTTTTTCAGGAAGACCTTTTATTCCAAGTAACCAAATTTTTAAAAACTTCTACCATGATTGGGTAATTATCACGCTTGAATTTTTTGTTAATATGTGATTTAAATTGTTGCACACAATTACTTAAATCTTGGCTATTCCATCCGAATCTATGCATAAGTGCCTTTCTAGCCTCTTTAACTGGCAACTCGTGCAAGTCATTGCACAAATAATATAATACAATCGCATAATCACGCTGCATGTTGTGAGCTATTTTATTTAAATCTACACCGCCTAAGCTACGTGCATGTAGCTTAAACTCATCTATACCTACATTTTGCAAGTATTCAAACAGCATATGCTCTGCTACTTCTTTGCTTGATATTACTTTGCTAAAGATGCTTGTTTTGCTCTGATATTCCTTGTCTTGCAAGTAGTAGAATGCACCGTCCAGCAGTGCATTCTTTATATTTCTCTCAGTATTTTCCTTGCCAGCCATTATGTAATCCTAATGCTTGTTTTTTGCACTTCTTGAACGCCCTCAAGCTCTACACCTAAATCTTGTATAGCTTTTTTAGTAGCTACTTTATCAATTACAGCAGGTTTATATACAAGCTCTGGCATACCTTGCTCTATTAGCTTGTCATAATCTATCTCTAAAGATTTACGCTTGCTAATGCTTATTTTATGAAGCCCTGTATCCACTTTCTGTTTACCTACTGCAACTAATGCAGCTTGCATATTACCACGTAACCAATCAATACTTGTATCATTGCTCTTTTTACGCTTTTGCAACCTTGCAATCTGAGCAGATATATAATTGTTGTTTGCTTTTTTCTCAGATATTACCTGACAATACGCCTCCAGTTTTTGCTCTAGTCCTAAACCCTCTAAGCTGTCAAGAATAGCCTGTTTTTGAATTTCTTTTGCTTCGTCTGTTAAATCTTCAAATTCCAAGTTATCAAGTAGTGAATCTAATTCTTTTACTGCTGTTGTTATTTCGTGTAATGTTTGTTTATCGCTCATTATTTATCTCCATTTGTTAATTAAAGTATTATTATACTGTATTTATAATTTATTTACAATATTTTTAATGTTAAAAGCACTGAGCTACTGTACTTAAATTAATTAAAGGAAAAATCACTGCGTTGAAAACAGTTATTCCCACAATAAACAATATCATTTTTTTTTCTTTTTTAGCCATTTTTCTTATTTTTTTTTACATCAAAATAACAAACTAATATTGTTAATATGGTAACTGCTGCTAGCACAAAAAAATCTAATATCATGTTTTAATTTACAATACGTTGAACAACAGATATAACAGCTTTGCTATTACTTACAATTACCCACCCCAATATTGATAAAATTAAAGCTAAAGCCAATGGGTACAATGGCAACAACACTAAACACCACGACCAAGCAATAAAATTGGTTAGCTTTAACGCTATAAATAATAGTGCTAATCCCTCTAAAAAATTCATATTTATCTCCTACATTAAAATGGGATATCATCGTCAAACTCTGGCGTTTGCTGTGCATTGTTGCTTCCAGCATTACCGCCCTCATTTTTGCTATCTAACATCTGCATCTCATTAGCTACTATTTCTGTAGAGTAGCGTTTCTCACCGTCTTTATCCCACGCTCTAGTACGCAATGAACCCTCTATGTACACTTTAGAGCCTTTTTTCAAGTATTGCCCTGCTATTTCTGCTAACTTGTTAAAGAATACTATACGATGCCATTCTGTCTTCGTTGTTTGCTCTCCAGTGTTCTTATCTTTCCAAGACTCAGAAGTGGCTACACTTATGCTAGTTACTGCACCACCTGACGGCATATTTTGTGTTTTAGGCTCTTGTCCTAAAAAGCCTAATATAATTACTTTATTTACTCCTTTTTTCATGCATTTACTCCTTCTTGTTTTAACAAAATTTTTCTCATCCTTTTAATGGTTAGACGTGAGGGCTGATAATCATATAACCTCCATAATTTGCCGAATGAAAAAGGATAACCACTAATCCAAATGTATTTTAAATCCCCTAAATCTGCTGTATACCAACCAATATTTGTAAATTTAACGCCTTCATTTAAAAGATTGTTAATTTTTTTATCTAATCTGCAGCAATATGGATGCTGTTTGAACCAAAAACTAGGCTTGCAAATAAACTGCAAACTCTTGATAAATTTAATCATTATTTACCTTCCTCTTTAATTTGTAATGCTCGTATATGTTTGCGGCAACATAGCAAATCAATGCAAATAAACATATACCAGCGGCAAACGCTAACATGCCAAACAATAACAATTCAGTAAGCTCATTAGTCATTATTTGCCTCCTCTTTTTTTAACTCCTCACTACGAGCCGTGCAAATATCTATAATTTCTTGGTTATGCTCTGGGTATTTTGTTTTAGTTTCTTGCAAATAAATTTTTAATGCTTCAACTGTATTAATATACTTAACTGTGTTTGCTATACCTTGTGCATTATATGCTTCTTGCGGTATATCGTTTACAGCATCTAGTCGTGCATCATCGCTTATATCTTCACCTGCATATAAACATAAACCTATCCCATGCCGTGCAATAGCTTTAGTAATTGCTCTTTGTATAGCTTTATTAGCATCCATGCTAGTAATTTTGTCTAGTGATATAGATTGATTGCGATTATTCATTACAGGCAAATACTCAGTATGTGTAATTTCATCAACAGTTACAGATACCTCTACCCATGCAGTGCGTTCATCTGTATGATATAGCCAGCCTTTGTTATTTTTTATAATTGCATAGTTGGCGTTGGGATGTATACGCTTTAACTGCTCCCATGCATACGTCCATGATAAATATTTTAAACGCCCTTTTGTTTCTGTTTTATCTGCAATGTTTACCTTGTTTAGGTTTATAAAATAATTATTCTCCATGGCACACCTCGCAATAAGCAAAGCCACCGCCGTTGCACTGGCAATCTTCTTGTGCTTCTAGTTCTTGCTTTTTTCTTGCTTGCTCTGCTTTAATTTGCTCAATAAAAGCTCTGTTGTCTGCAAACATTAGCTCTTTAAAAAGTCCTGCATAGTCTCTCATGTTTATCTCCATTGTTGTTGATTAAAGCATTAATATACTGTAATTATTTTTAATTGTCAATGATTTATATCAATCTTCCCAACATCTACCATCTGGCATGATTGTATCGCTATTATCAAAATCCACACCATCCAAATCAACTATCGCATTTTTAAATGTTGTCTCTTCACAGTATGTGCCACTGCCATAATCGTTTGGGTCGTAGTCTCGAGAATCTATAAAAGTTGAATCTGTTAAATCGGCATATTCAAAAGACACACATTCAATATATGTTTCGTTAAAAGTGCAATTAATTAGCTTTGATTGTGCAAATTTTGAATTAAATAAATCAGCACCTGTAAAATTTGTATAAGAGCCTTTTGCGTTTGTAAAATCGCAGTATTTAGCATCACAATTTATAAATGTAGCATTGTCTAACAATGTATTTATAAAATTACCAATAATGCTTGCGTTTGTAAAATCGCAACCTGTAAAATTACAACCTGTAAAATTCCCTGTAATGCTTGCGTTTGTAAAATCGCAACCTGCAAAATTGCAGCCTGTAAAATCGCAGGTGTTACTGCTTAACTTCATATTTCTAAAATCTAAATTAGAAAAATTTTGATTAGATAAATTAATAGGCGTGAAATTATAATTTATGATTAAAGGTGAGGCTTTGTAGCGATGAAACACTTCTGTAAAAGAGATGGGGTTTTTAGCAATAAAATCTGTGAAATTTGACATCTGCCCTGTATCGTCTGTTTTTAGTACATTTACAATGCTTTTACAATCTTCTAAATAAGCATTGCTTTCTGATATGTTGCTACCATTTGTATAATTTAAGCATTTGTATAAATTAGTGCAACTATCGCAATCAATGCAATATTTGCAATTCATACAATTCCAACATCCTAAATTATACAGGTTATCCTCTTGGTAATTTGGATACTTCTTGGCAAATTCTGGCGATACGCCGTTTATTCTTTTGTTGGCTCTATTTTTAAATTCGCCAAAATTCTTGAAAATTTTTACATGCCCATTTTTATACATAATTATCTATTATCTCCATTTGTTGTTAATTAAAGCAATAATATACTGTAATTATTTTTAATTGCCAATACTTTATAAATTATCTCCTTGTAAAATTGCTGCTTTGCGTTCTAAATAATATTTAGAAAAAAATTAACCAAAGCTCTTTCTCTCTTCCAAAAAAATTCACGCTCAATGATTACATTGTCGTAATCTTCATCTCTGTCGCTTGCTTTAACGTAATCAAAATATTTTTTGCTAGTGCTGTTTCTCCACTCACAACTAAATCTATATTTGCCATTTCTACGGCTTTTATAGAGTTTTATTAAGTTAATTTCTCCAACTTTACTGATAGTGGATTTTTTATCATCATTTAATGTAATACTCATAATTTATAGATTATGTCCTTGTAGAATTGCTAGCTTACTTTTAACCCAATTTTCTTTACTTTTTGCACACAAATAATTTTTATTTTTTTGATACCATTTCATAATTAGATTTATTTATATAATTAGTAAGTGCGTATGCACTCATATTGCACAATAATACTTTGTTACCATCACACATAAAACTAGCTTGCATATCGTGCGTGATTGCCACAGAATGTGGCACTGTAATGCTTAACTCATCCCACTTTGTTTTTAACTTTGCAGGTGTACGCAAGTAATCTAATACTTGAGCTTGAAAATCTTGCACGTTGTTTTTTCTAAACTGTTTATCTGCACATTTAATCATAAATTTGTCGTCTATTACTCTATAGAATGCATAGTTTACAATCTGCCTTGATAGAGTGTTTAACAGCTCTTGTTTTGTTAGTTCTACAGCCATATCACACTTATTAAAAATCGCCCAACATAAAGCCTAGCAGCGTTTCTCCGAGAGCTTCTTCACTATAATCACCGTACGAAGACAGCCAACATCTGGTGTATTCATGCATTGTAAATTCGCCACCTTTATAGCCAGTATATGTATTGCCCAGTGCCTTTTTTGCACAATCTAACATCGCTCCAACAGTTGTGTTATCGCACGGCTCAAACGCCAAATCCTCATAATACCCACGATAACTGTGGGGTGAGTTAAAACCTCTTGCTACTTTTTGATTGCGTGGGTATTGCTCTAATTTTTCAATTAATTCTTTTAAATTCATAATATTTGCCTCCATTTATTTTAAAATTACACTACTTTTAAGCTGCCTACATTTACAGCTCCACGGCTAATTCTTTTGCTGTTCTGCTGTTCTGCATAACCTATAGCCTTATCTGGTAAACTAGCACTATCTGCTTGTGCGTTCTGCTTGTATCTAGCTATAAAATCGTTTTTCATAAAATCTAATTCTGACCTAGTTTTATTAGTTATTGCATACCAGCCTCCAAGCTCCTCTACACATGCCACCAGTGCTTTGTCTTCATGTATAAAATTAGAGTAAGGACTAATTGAACGTATACAACGCCTAAGCTCAATGTATGCATCCTCTGCTTGCTTCTCCAGCTTTTCCTTTTGAAGTTGTGCATCTTGTTCGGTGTTGCCTCTTATCTGCTCTGTGATGCTTTTAAGCGTTACCTTGCCGTATACCTTGTGCTTACCTGTCATAATATTAATACAAGCCCTTTTAACAGCTTCTAAGTCTTCTTGCATTAACTCACCAAGCCATAATAACTTTAATTCTTTGCTTAGAGTGATATTCTCGCTTTCACAGAAAGTAGTTAAAAAACTCTTTAGATTATCTGCTTTTTTATCCATGCTTAATTACCTCCTTTGTTTGTTTCATTCATCCTACCTTTATAGCTAATTTCAAGCATTTGCAGTTTGTGCCTCTTGTTCGGTATTGCCTCTTATTTGTTCCAAAATATTTTTTAGCGTGATTTTGCCGTAAACTTTGTGCTTACCTGTCATAATATTAACGCAAGCCCAGTTAACAGCATTGTAGTCTTCTACCATTAGCTGACCAAGCCAGAAAACCTTTAGCTCTGCACTTAACTTGATACTTTCGCTTTCACAAAATATCTTTAGCAATGCTTTTAAATCGTTTACTTTTTTATCCATGATTATTGCCTCCTTTGTTTGCTTCATTCATCCTGCTTTTATAGCTCATCGTAAGAATTTCACGTACATTATCGGTCATCTCCCCTAAATCATTCCAATCATTATCTTTTACAGATTCCTGAGATGCTTGCACACTCCTTAAAGTCTTAGCAGTTTGGCTTTGTGCTTTAATATTCCTTGCTATCTGTTCTGCATGATAAGCGTGAGTCCATGTTACCCATTGCTTGGCTTCCCAGACCTCCAGCACTTCATCTATGCTTATGCCTGCATCTACAGAATACTTAACTTGTGTCAAAAATTGCTTGAGGCTTGCTTGCGTAAACGTCCTAGTTTTTTTAGTCGTATTATTTGCTGTACGTATCCTGATTGCTTCTTGTTGCTGTTGTTCTGTCAACTCTAAACCTGCAACGCATTGCCAGTCTAACTGTTGCTCTTTTGGCAACTGTAAAGGTTTATTTGACAGTTGCTCTTTTTGCAACTGGTGACTACCTGACACCGTTTGCTCTTTTGACTTATCACTATTTGTAAGAGGTTGATTGTCTTCTACCTCTGTAGCCTCTGGTTGTACAGTGTTTAGCTGTTCTACTTGCTTTGCCTCTTTTTTAGCTCTCCTCGCTTTGCCACTTGCTATACCTTTTTTCCTGTTCTCTTTAAATTTTTTACTACAAGATATAATAGTATATTCAGCCATCAGGTAAGCCATTTTACTATAATCTGATGTAAATTCTGGCATTTTTTGATTGTTGATTTTTGCGTAAATTGCTAGACAGAATTGCCCAATTATACGCTCTTGTTCTGCTTGTGGCTTATTTGCAATCATTGTTTGCAAAGGCTCTATGAATGAAGGTTGCAGTATTACACCTTCACTTTCTTCTATTTCTTGACTTTCTGTAATATCTGTCATATACTTTCCTATATTGAAGTTGATTTATGTTGAAGTGATTTAATTATAATTTTCTTCATTAAAATGTTATTCATGATTGTACTCCTGTTTAATATTTTCATCTATCCAAGCTAGTATCTCACAAATACTAGCTTTTTTTATATCTTGCAATCTCACTCCCACAAATCCGCTTCTTTCAATGCCTCTTTTGTGAGAGAGCTTACTGTATGTGAAAATAAGTTTGACGTTTTTGCTATTCTAAATTTAGTTTTTTTAGTCAAACGATGTTTAGCACCCTGCAATAAATGTGTTTCACTAGAAAAATTAAATACCAAAATGTCTTTCCAAGATTTATAGCCTAAAATAAAATTAATCATACTCTCCCTATTTTATCAAATATCATTGAAAATAAACTCTCTACTAAAATTTTAGAGCCGTTAGCTTGATTAATATAAAAATCTAATGCTTTGCGTTGCTCTCTCAAATTATACGCATCAAGTATATTTTGAAATAAGGTAACACCACATTGCATAAGTTTCTCCATGCCTAACTTGGCTTGTTGCTCAGTAATACCAAGATTAAAGAATTGTGATAATTTCATATTAATTGCTCTTAATTTTTACAACTTAATTTGCCAATCCAAGTTTTGTCTCCACTTCTTGTTGTGAGTATCTTTTATTGGATTTTCCTAAAATAAATAGTGATGATTGTATATCTTCTAAATCCTCATCACACAAAAGCTCCTTGCTATTTTTAGCATTTTTTATATTTTTTGCTTTTATTTTTTTTAACCATTTTTTTGCTCTTAATCTGCCCTTGTCAATTATTGCTACTTTTTCTTGTTCACTCATCATTCATCCACTTTAATTATACTACTTTGTAATTTCTTCTAGGTTTGCGTTTTCTAATCTCTACACCAGATTCACGCAAAATTTTATACAACAATGCAGGTGAACGAATACCAAACTTTTCAAGTGTAACGGTCATACCAAATTCTTTATAACTTTTGATAAGTTCTGATTTAATAATAGTAATAGTTTCCATCGTTAAGTTAAGTTAATTTATTCAAGTGCAACCAGATTATAAAATAAAATTAATATACTAACAAGATAATAATAAAAATATTTTACCTGTCAAAAAAAAGGAAAGAGAGCAAATTTATTTTGCGTATCTATGTATATTTGATGTATATGTGATGTATATGTATATGTGATGTATATGTATATGAGTTCGGAACAGAAAATAATTCGGTTCGGAACAGAAAATAATTCGGTTCGGAACAAGAATTTATTTATTTATTTTTTTACTTTATCTTTAGGTTCAACGACCGTTCAACATGGTTCAACGACCGCTCAACGAAATTATTTATCGGCGTAAAAAAACCAGCACTATGGCTGGTTGTGAATACTAAATTTTAATTAGTTAATCGTTATCATAACTATTTTCTGCTACTTCCTTGCACAACTCTATAAATCTTACAGCAGCATTATATTCCTGTTCGCTACAATTTTGCTTAATAGAATCTAGACAGTAGTCATGCTCCTTTAACTTCTCTACGCATTGATTCATATCATCTACGGTATTTTCAAAAGCACAATAACTCATATTTGTCATTTTATCTCCATTATATTAATTAAAGTAGTAATATAATATAATTAGTAGAGATTGTCAGTATTTATACAACAAACACTCCATTTTTTTCAGGCATAAAAAAACCAGCACCCCTACTAGAGATGCTGGCACACTATATATAGCAGCTTAGCTAACTGCTAGTTGATATTATATTGTATTAAGTTTGAAAGACAATATTTCAGGCACAAAAAAACCAGCACCCTCGACAAAGTAAAGATGCTGGTAATCTGTGATGATTAGAAACTTAACTTATATGGATGTCCCTCACCATCGTGCCTAATAAAAGACAAGCTAATCCACCGCCCTGTAAGGACTAAGCTAATATTAAAATCTTGTAAATATTATAATTAAATAAAGTGTAATGTAAAAAGGATTTACAAAAAAAAAGTGGATTACGTAGCTAGAATCTCCCTTACAGTAGAGTTCCAGCCACGCCGTGATTACACAAGCAGACAAGCAGACAGCTTAATCTTTTTTATACTTTTATAGATATCCACCACGTGCATCCGACACCCAAGTACAAAACTTATAATCTTTTAAATTATTATAACAAAATAAAGTGGAATGTAAAATAAATTAACGAAGCTGGAAGCTCCGAACTAGTAGAGTTCCAGCTACGCACGGCTAACCAGATAAGCACAAGCAGACGGCAGGCTTAATCTTTTTCATGCTTTACGAATAACCCACCGCACGAGGCTACCCAGCACAAAACTAAAAAGCATGTACCGATAGGGTTCTCCCAATCCAAAAATACATGCCGATGGGGTTCTCCCAATCCACGGTTAATTATATTAAATTATTGCAGTTAATCAATAATTAAAATGTAGTTAATGCTTATTTTAGATTAAGTGCAAATGCCTATAAATAAAAAGGTTTTAGGGTTTACTTGTAGTTATTAATTTATTTTAAGCATAAAAAAGCAAGTAACACTGCCCTTGTCTGGAAATAAAAATCAAGAAAACCAGATTGGCAATGCTACTTGCTTAGTTCGTTCAAAATGGAGATAATGAATCGAAAACCAATACCTACAAACAATCTTTAATTAAAGACTATTCTCCTTATTGTAAGAGTAATTATAAGCAAGATTTAACAGATTAGCAATAGTAACTTTTAACTATTTTAATGTGCTTTTGTGTAGGGTTACCAGTTACCAGCACTAACTTAGCATTCTTGCTTTTATCAATATAATCGTAAAAAAGATGTTGTGCTAATTGCCACTTGTTAAGCCAGTCGTTCGTTTCAAGTCCTCGCTTAACCTCTACCCACTCTATACAGTCGCCAGTATCAACTACAAAATCTATCTTGTAGCTTTTGTAGTGTAGAGGTTGCTGCGAGCCGTTGTAGACTACTAAATGTATTGCTTTTTGCTCGGTGTAGCTAATGATATTGCCTTTGTCTATTTCCTTGTCTAAATCGTCTTTGTAGGACTGCTCAATTTTAGAACGCATTTAATTCTTTTATTTGTTTTTCACACTTAGCAATAAATTGTTCTGCTAATTTTAGCCGTCTGTCATCATTAGATGTTGTTGTCTCTTTGCTCTCTATCTCATCTATAGCTTCTTCTGCATAACTTATGCCCTCATTAAGCAATACAGCTATTTGTTGATTCTCATCTGGCACAAAAGGCTTAATACTGAATTGTATTTTCTCAGAGCCTTTGCTGACAATATGTTTAGTTTGTCTGCTGTGGTAAATTAAATTATCATTAAAGTTGTATTTCTTTTGCAAGCAGTCATTAAACGCTTTTAAAAAGTTATCTATATCACTAGCCTTGCTAGAGTAAAAAACATGGTATATAACAGTGAATGGAGGCTCTGGGAGCTTTATTTTTGGCAATAGTATATTAAGCTCTTGTGCATATCGTTTATACGCTGGAGTTTTATATCTGCGACCCTGCCAAGCTTCATTTACAGATAAGGGTTTTATATTAACTGTATACATTACTTACACCAATTATGATACCCTTTTTTCTCTACACGTGCATAACCACGTGCAAGCATAAAGTTATTAATGTTTATATCATCTGCATATAGAACGGCTAAATAACGCCCTAAACTGTCTAGCTTGTTGTTGTTGTCAATATCTATAATAATACTATTAGATTTTTTTAGCGTGTAATTTAGATAATCTCTAGCCTTTTTTGCTAGCCTTTTTTCTTTAGCACATTTACCTCTAATCTCTGGTGTATCTATACCAGCTAACCTGATTTTTACACTATCGCCAAAAAACGGCAACACTCTAACACCTGTAACAGCATTGTTAAGCAAGTGTACAGTGCATGTATCACCATCGTAACAGCTAACATATTTAACAGTGAATTTATCAGCGTGTGTTAGTGTGCTAAACGCAATCGCACACAGTGTAAGTATTAGCTTATGCATATTTATCGTAATATTCTTTGAATGCTTCTTGTTCTGCATTTGTAAGTTGTACAGTTTCTTCTTCCATGTTTAGCTCATCTATAGCAAATTCTTGCGTCTTATTAATTATATCTATTGCTTCTTGCTTTGTCGCATCAGCAAAGCTCTTAGGTATAAATGTATCTAGTCGCAATTCTCCGAACTGAATAGCATGTTTAACAATAAATTTAACATGCTCAACAGACCACATTTTGTTTTGAAAATTATGCTCATTTAGATATGTTGCAATAACGCCTAGTATTCTATGCCAGCCCCTGCACTGGCTATAAGTCTTGGGAGGCTTTTTTTGTGTAAATTTAACCTCCCAAGTTGTATTGAATTCTTGCATTGTCACTAACACGCCACGTTTGTAATAAATGCCGATATTTTTTATCTCTTGCGGATTATCTGCCGATAAATAAAAAGTTCTATTATCCATAGCTTTTTTCTACTTTTAAATCTTTAGACACTTTTATTAATGCAGGTATATTATTTTTAACATCTAGCTCTATAAAACTAATAGAGCCGTCTAAAAAGCTACAGCAACCTGTATTTGCATAATAATTAGATGTAATAGTATGCTTGTCATACAGATTGTTAATTGTACGCTCAATCCTCGGATTGTGAGTGTGTCCACAAATTAAATTAATACCTAACTCTGCCTGTGCTTCATATAAATTATTGCAGTGTTTACGGCTAATATCGTTTGCAGTTCTTGGTAAATCTCTTACGCCTAAATAATTTTTATTCTGAAGCCATCCAAGCAATTTAATAAATTGACGAGCAAAGGGTATCTCTACCTCTCCTTTGTGTCCGTGAGTTATTAAAATATTATTGCATTTTATAGATTGATAGATATTTTTAGTTAAAATAGTCTTAGCAATATCACACTTTAATATCTTTTTGTCGTGGTTTCCTGCTATAATATAATATTTTAAGTAATTATTTTTGATAAAGTTGAAAAGATGATTATATCGTTTGATTATATCGTATATGCTATTCTGCTCCCAAAGCTCGAAACAATCGCCCAAAATTATAAGCTCATAGGATTTTTTAGCATATATTTTGAGAGCATGAAGCAAACTTTCTTCACACTGTCTGAATTGGTCTGCTCCATCTTTTAAGCCTAAGTGTAAATCAGATATAATAATAACTTTATCTGCTAGCTTGACCTCTGGAGCTGTCCTAAGCTCCTTTTTTAATGCTCTTTTTATAAGTGGGTAGAAAGATATAGCCATCAAAAATCAATATAGTTAAAATGAGTTTGCAGGTCTTGCTTAATCGCTTGTGCTATTAGTCGGCACTCTTTTTGTGCATGTTCATCGTCTCTTACATGAAAGAAATGCATCCACGAGCGGATATTGCCTGTCATTATCAATGTTGTTTGCGTTGCCATTGGTAATACCATTCTTGCAACCTCTCTTGCTACACCTTTGCCAATTAATTCTTCATACAATTTCATGCTGTCCGATAAATGCTTATCTACTTTATTTTCTAATTCTTTATTATCTATTAATTCAGCACTAGACTGCCTGTTATTCTTGCATTGCTTTCTAAGCTCTACTGTCTCGCAATCTGTAGCTATTGCGTATCTCTGGCTAAATTCTTGAAACACAAAGCTTCTGTGTCGCAATAATTGTATAGCTATTGCTTTGCTCGTTGTAATTTCATAACTTGCATTTGCATGTTCAAAAGGAGACCAATGCTTATTCTGAATTAAATACTTAATTAACTTGCCAACATCTTCTTTTTTATTTTTTCTTGAACTAGAAATTCTAGCAACATCAGCGACAATAAACTGCTCCGCATTATGCGTAATCTGTTTTAATTTAATTTTCATTGCACAGCTCTTTATATTTACCCAATTGCTTATCAAACTGCAGACTTAGAGCATTTGACATACTGCGTAATTGTTTATAATCCTGCTCTAAATTGTTATACCAGCCAAAAACTTCAGACTTAGCTACGATTAATCCTACGTTTGCAATCAATGTAGACACTCCTGCATCTTCTAACTCATCTTTGTAGCCAAAGCGTATCATCTGATAGTGATATTTACTGTCTAACATCTCTTCACTTGCAATGCCGTAATTGCGTTGCTTAATAGCTGCAATCATTCTTTTAAATTTCAGCACACCAGTAACGCCTATGTTGTACGCTAAATCAATAATGATTGCTTGTTGAAAGTCGCTCAAATCCTCAGCAAACCATAAATGTTTGCTTAAAGCTCTTTTACAATTAATAATTTCACTCTGTAAGAATGCAACTGCTAATGCTTCTTTGTCTGTAGTATTATTAATTTGCTCTATTGCTTTATCTACTCCATTGCTAAAATCTATATCTAAATCTGGTCTGCCAGCACATTTATATAAACCATCCAGCACTTCTAAATTTGTGCCAAATCCAAAGGTTTTATAACCGGCAGGGCAAGTGTACACTTCTAGCTTGCAACCCTCGTTCAATTTGATTAGCTTAGTTGCTATATCTATTGCTTTACTCATTGTTAATCATTTGTAATTTCAATACCTAATAATGCTGGTAGTTGTGTTATTTGTTGCTTAGACATTTTTGCTGTAAAAAGATTCGCTCTAGATAAATGTGCACCACACAACTCTATTGTACGTAAATCAGTTTCACAAAACATAGCCTCAGGGCAGTAAGCACCTCTAAACACTGCTTCATGGCAATGTGCATGGCGAAAATCTACATCATTTACCCATGCACCTGAAAAATTTGTATAGCTTAAATTTGCTTTAAAAAAAAATGAATGTGGTAATTTTGCACCCCGAAAGCTTGCATACTGCAAGTTGCAATTAGAAAAATTTGCACTGTGTGCATAAATACCTCGAAACCTTGCACTTTCTAAATTAACACCGCCAAAATTAACTTTAGATAAATCAAAACCGCTAAAATCAACACCGCTAAAATCTATTTCAGCATTAGGATTATCTCTCCTAAACTGATTAAATTCATCTATTTTGCCAGATTTTAACAACTCTATTAATGCGTCTTTGGTCATTTTATAAGCCCATTAATTTGCTTTCTAATTTTCTTGCAAAGTATGACAAGACTAACGAGTATTTAGCGTTTAAATATTCATTGCTGTAAATTGCACACATATAATATTCTACAGCTTTAAATGCTCTCTCTAAAGCGTAAATATTATTAGAATTGATAGCAGATTTTGCTATGTGTATAGACTGAGTTAGACTTATATTCATATTTATCTCCATTTTATGTTGTTGTTGGAGATTATTATACAGTAAATATTTTTAGTTTACAATATTTTTTAAATATTTATTTTATGTATGTAAGAATCGGAGCAAACTAGGTTTTGCTCTTGCTATAGCTTGTTTATTACATGTATCTTTGTGAGGGTCTTTACCGCACTTGTGCAGCTGCATACGCCTTAAAACTTTACGTATTGTGTATAACATAAATAAATTTGTTACAACAATAACAAAATGATTGTATGCAAATACAACATTATAAATCACTTCAGTTATTAGCATAAATGCTAGAATAGATGCATTAACCATCAATGCTACGTTTAACCAAAAGTTAACGCCTCTTTGCTTATTGTGCCACTGCAAAGATATTGTGTCGCTGTTTAAATAAATCCACAGCAAGCAACATATTGCCATCAGGCAGTAATGTAACTCAATCATTTAATTTGCAATATTTTTTTAATTCTTTGTAACATAGCTTCTTCTAAAAGTAACCCTATTTTTTTTATGATACTTGAATTTACAAGATAAACAAGGACAAAAGGCGTTATAAATGCTATAAATAGACTTGTAAAAAAAGCTGTAGTAGTTGCTAAATATTTTGAAATATGCGTATAAGTAGGCAAGAATGCAAACATAGCAACTATTAATCCTACGCTGGCTATAAGTGTAGATTGTCTATTGTGATAGTAGATAATAGCAAAGATTAAGCCTAGAATTGTGCTTATGCCTACAACGACTAAAGCCCCCTCGCTGTCAAGATTGTTGTGTAACCAAGCGGTTAAACTGCTAGCAGATAGTGCTGCTACTGTGGCTGTTTTAAGCTCCATATTACTTCCTAATCGCTTGCACAATGCTTTTAATTAAGCTGTAACCACCTAATTTGTTCACAAAAGCTAGAGTTAGCAACACTTGATAAAATACTGGTAAATCTTGCAATGCTTTAAAACCTGCAATTACATAGTTTGTAGTGGTTGGTATAAATAATAGAATCACTGGTGTAATTAATAACAATGTCAAGAATTCATCAAAGAGTGTTTTCTGGTTGGCTTGCATAATTTCTAAATCACGCAATGCATTAAACTCTTCGGTTTTTAAAGCTAGGTCAATCTGTGCTTTTTTGATAGTAGCTTTGGCTTTAATCTCTGCAATCTTTGCATCTTTTTTAGCTAACCTCACTTCGTCAGATTCAAAACCACACTTGCTAGCTACAAAATCTATCAGCTTTGGCAGTGCTAATTTACCAATAAATCCAAACATAATAATTATTTTAATAGTTTTTTTATAATATCCTCTTTACTATCAATTATTTTTGTGTTTGTCAAATTTTGTCTGCTATCGTGATACTCTTTCCTGCACGTGGCAAAGAAGATACGCCACGGAGCATTGCTATGGTTTTCTCTAAAAAAAGATATTTGTGTAGTTGCTAAAAACTCTTTTATATCTTTCTTGAATATTTTTTCAAAAAGCCTAATTACTATATCGCTGCATAGTGTATATCTACTAATTTTTTTATTACAGAAAAACAAATTAAATAATCTGCGAACAGGTCGCCATGCCAAAAATGCTAGAAATATATTATATTGAATATTTTTGCTATAAAAATCTATCAATTTTAAAAGATTAATTTTCTGCACATTTGTGTATTCTGCATCATAATGTATAGATGCGTATATTTGAGCGTCCGTATTTGCTAAATAATCACTTAAAAGCAATGTATGTACATTGTTAGCTCTATTTGCTTGAAACACCTTATACAAGCCATTCTCGTAATAGGCAAGTGCGGTGTGGTTTACATTGTAGTGTTTTGCCTCTATAAACGCTTGTTTTATACCTACAATCTTTAAACGCTCGCTAATAATTTGCAGCCAAGAGCCAAACTGGATAATGCGTGGTATGATTGCGTAATCTGTCTGCTTTACGTGTAACAGTATTAAACAATCTTTTTTCATTATCTATTATTAGCTTCTGCTGCTAACTCTTGCAGTGTTTTTACTAAATGTATTTCCCCAGTTATAGGGTCTTTAGCTGCATTTATAGCTGCTTTTGCAAAGTCGCTTACGCTAGGGTCTGCAAGCATCTCAGTCGCTTTTGCGTTTACATCTATAACTATGCCTTGCGGATTTATAAACGACCACGTCACAGCATCTAATTCTGATTGTGTTGCTGCGTTATTGATTTTTTCTAACGCTAATTCATATACAGTCGTTTTATTGTGGACTCTTGAATTAACTTTAGTTTGTTGTGTGTTGTTTAAAGTTGTTATAAACAAATCTGTAAAAATATAAGTCGCAATTTCTGGCAGTATGCGTAAAGCTAATTTACCAGAATCAGTTTGCTGTTCATATATAAATGCAGCACCTTCCGTTGAGCTTAGATTACTTACATCTTCAATTAATTTTAAAAAGTATTCACGCTCTGGCGTGTCGTGAGTAATTACTAATGTTTTACCATTTTGAATAGTGATTTTTTTAGAATCATTAAAAGCATTTTTTAATTCTTGTTGCCTTTCAAACCTTGCTACTGCTGAAATATTGCTCATCTTTGATAATTAAAACGTTCTTACAATCCCTTGAATGCCCCAGTTGAAGCCAGTTGACATCGATGTCGTTGACGTTAAATCGCCTGGATTATAACGCCCCGCTGTCCCAGGCACTGAATAATACATAGAAGCATTACTGCTACTAAGAACAGCACTTAGATAGGGAGTGGTAAAAGATGCACTGCCACCTTTTTTCACAAAACAGGCTAAACCGCTAGTTATTGTACTGCTAGGCAAATTGCCAATGTCAATTAAATTTGTTCCAACCCTGGCTTTCACTTTGTTAACACCGCCCATCGGTATATTACCAATATAAACGCTAAAACACCATATAGAAGCATTATTATTTGTGCTGGGGAGTTCATTTTTTGCGAATGTATATGTACTACCTCCCGCAAAATCGCCAAATGTGCCAGCTTGCATATTAATATTTTGTGTGCCAATGGTTTCGGATCCAGCATCGTTTTGTAAATCAATATACTCGCTTTCTGTAATCTCTACCCAAGTACTCCCAGCTGCTGCATTGTACGCACTAAGACTTGTTGTCAATAAGTCGGTCGGAAATACTTTCCCTGCTCCAGCTCCCTTTAAACCCCACCCTGTCTTGGTGTTGTCTCCACTGTCTTTCCGATAAGTTTCCATTGTATTAGTATCTAAATACCACTGCCCGACATACGCAGTTACAACGCCTTCTGGTGAGCCTGCGTCCTCGATTTGATTAATACCACCTTTCGGATTTATTTTTTGAATAAAATCATGCATTATGCTTGAATTAAATCTCTAACAATAAAATCATAAGTGCCAGCAACATCTATTTGTATTTCAAATGAGTTTGCTGTTCTGTTCGCTGCATTAATACTTACTTCGGCAAACACACCAGAACCAGCTACTGCGGCTAAGCATGATACACTTGCACTATTTAAATTGTGCGTGATTGTTTGTACTTGCCCTGCTGTAAATGCGACATTATTTGCTGTGTAAAATGAACCAGCAAATTTAGCATTTACTTCTTTCACCGCCGCATCTGTATCTGTAGAAGTTAAATTACTACCTGAGTTGTCAAACGCTACTTCTATAGCATTAATAACTCCTGCATTGTTATATAATACATCTGCTACTAATATGCTAGCATCTGCTTTATCGTTAAGAATAGTAATTGTATCACCAGTTGTTACAGCAATAGTGCCGTCAAACACTGTTAAGCTACCAGAGCTTGTAATAATAAATTTATCACCTGCTAAAACACTAGAACCCCCATCTAGATATGTGTTACCTGTGGAGTTACCAGTTAAATCTGCATTACCAACTAAGCCACCACGTAGGGTGATATCGCCATCTGTACGTGCAATAATCTCATCTACAACTTTTTGCAAGGTTGGCAAGACTTGGTCTAAATTGGCTGGAGTATCACCAGAGCTAGCAATTAAATCCGCACCAATTAATTTGCCTACAGTTGCAGCTGTTAAATCAGTACCAGTTGCTAAATCTTGGGAAGTTAATAACTTTGCTATAGCTGTAGATATTACAGTAATTAATTCATTGCTAGTGCTATTGTAGCCTAGCTTACCATTTATTAAATCAGTACCTGTAAAATTTGCAGATACTGCTTCAGTTACAATATTGAGAAGCGGTAAATCGCCAAGGTCTAATTGTTGCTTAATAAGTGTTGCCATTTTTCTAAATTATAAGTTAAATTGAATTTTTATTTTTGCTCCAGTTTGAAGCGGAGAATCTAAAGCAAAAGATACATTATTTAAATCTATTTCTGTGTAATTTAAAATTACACCATCATACGTTGAATTCCCTGCACTGCTAAACTTAATACTTGTTATAAAAGCATTTCTATTGTGAGCAATGTTGAAGACAGATTGTGGAGCTAACAATGCAAATTCATAATGCGTTATTTTTGCTAAATCTGCATTTAAGTTGGTAGCATTATCATTTATTTTTGTCCTAGCTACAAACCCAGAATCACCATTGTTTATTGTTTGTATAGTTGCCATCTTTAATCATTCCAAATTGCTGTATCTACCCATATTCCTGCGTCATTCCAGTTATTAAATACAAGAATCCATAAACCAGTTGCTGATTCTGCTGGTGATTGGCTTGTAACTAGGCTTAATGCTAATCCTATAAACATTATTTAATTCCTTGTATAACTCCTGCACCGCCAGAATTAATTTGTTTGATTCTGGCTATAGGGTAAATTATACCTTTTAAAACTTCAATATTAACAGTCGTCCCATTTTCTAAAACAACAGACACTGTGCCAGATACTGAAGCCAACAACCCTCTATATCGTTTGTCACTAATGTCAGTATCTACAATAATATCTTCAATAACTGTAACTGGCTCGCTAGTTGGTCGCTCTAAAATTGTCATATTCAAAAAATTATTCTATCAATTTGTTTCTTTAACTGCATATTGTAGATATCTAGTGCAGTATTTGCAACTTTATCGCTTGACTTACTAAGCCATTTTGTAGCTTTTATTTGCCTGTTGATATATTCTAAGTTATACACAATCCTTAACTTATTATTTTTTAGCGTAAATATTCCTTTGGTATTGCCTAAATCTAAGTAAAAATGCTTGTAGTTATTGCGTTTGGCATTCTCTATTATACCTACAGCTCGCTGGCGTTTGTTAGCTATAAAAGATAATTTTCTTTTATCACGCAATACAATATTTTGTAATTTGTTTGCTCTGCTAACTAACCTATTTTTTTGATTAGCTATTCTGGCTGCTTGTGTTGGTATTGGTAAATGCTTTCCAGTCTTTGGCTTTGCACGTCCTCCGACTTCTTGCATCTCCATGTAACCTTGTGTGCTTCCTACCTCTGATTGCATATTGTCAATATTCAAGCCTTTAGCCATATTGACTTGTATACTATTAACAGTCCACTTGTTACGATTAATAAAGTTATCTTGGATAAATCCTTGTGCTTGTTTGCGTACATCAAAAGCAAGGGTATTTAATGTGTTCCTTGTAGCGTATTTTACGCCTGTGCGGTTAAATTTATCTAGAAAGTTTTCTAGCTTTTTGATTTCTTTAAAATCTGCTTTAATTTGCATCTAAATTAATCACCTGATTAACTAAATAATTTGTAGTGTAATCATAACTAATATTGCTTGTGAGTGCGTTTATAGCTCGCTTATGGTCTACATAATGTTGCTTGTTCGTTATAGCTATATTGTTTATGAATTTAAAGATAGTAGTTATTTCTGCACTTGTTAAAGCTATATCTTGTCCTGTTGCCTCATCTTTATAAACATAATCTACGCCAGTGCTAGATGTATTGCTAGCATCTGTAATAGTATCTCTATTGATAGGATAATTTACTGGTTGGATATCTGCTCTAGCAATCGTGCATTGTCTAATGTTTTGATTATTTAAGTAATAATCTTTGCACTTCTCTAACAAGTCATTTTTCCACCATGCAAGACTTGGCTCTGTTTGCTCTTCTAGGTCTGGGTCTGCATAAGGTATATACTTCCATTTGTATTCGTTGTAAATGTTGTATATATCGCTTGGTAGCTCCCAATATTTGCCCTGATTTACCTTGTATGGTATATCGTCTACATCTTCTTTATCTTGATTGCGTGGCTTAACATAAGCATAAGTGATTAAGCTATCACTATTTAAACGTATGTAGTAGTTATAGTCGCTCATTATAAATCACAAGTGGTAAAGTAATGAATCCAACGCCCACCTGCTGTAGATGTGCAAGGGTTTACTTGTATTAATTTACTTGAATCTCTATTTACATTTACAGAACCTGTGTTATTGCCTCCTGCATCACTTCCTACTCCCTCAGCTCCTGTAGATGGAGCAAATACCCTTGTGGGTGTTGTCGGCGGTCTTTTCAATGGTTGAGGATGCATAATTGTCAACCTGTCAGTATGGTCTCCGTAAATATCGTTATCAATTTGGTTAGGCGTTCCAGGCATCACTCCTAAAGTGTAAGAGCTGTAAGCCCATAAAGTGCAGTTGTCGTATTCTTCTTGAAAGGTTTTCTCTTTCCAAACTGTAGATATACTAGACTGCTCTAGTTTGGCTTTAGTTACTCTCCACTCGTAACCATTAGACATGGTTTCGTCCGTCCATATTAAAACTGCTAGATTGTTAGTGTTTGCAGTATCAATATTTACGCCATTTATTGTAAATCTGTTCCAGCTAGTCGCATTAGCTGTTAATGTTGTTGTAGTGTTTTCTGTGGTAAAATTAGTCGCAAATCCTAAATTAGCTGCTGTCTGCCATGTGCTAATAGGGTCGTTTGGCATATCGTCTGCTGTACCTTGCCAACTTACTATTGCAGCTCTAAAGTTACGTGTAACTGAATCAGAGTTGTATATTTCAAAAGATAAAGATACATCTTTATTTAACAAAATACGTGTAGTGTCATAATCTATATATTGTACAATTCCAGCTTGCTCGTTTTGTCTTTGGTGTACTAACTTTATAGCTGCTCTTGCTCCTGCTGGTAACTCACTAGCAAGCGTTGTTTGTGTAATATCTACTACATCTGAACCTGCTCTAGAATCTACTACTTTCCAACGGTCAAGCGTATAATTGCCATCTGTATTTGGTAAAGTTGTAGCTGCTGTAAAATTAGTGCCACGTTGTGGAATTATAAAGTCGCCATTATCAAGAATGTTATCTTGAACTGGCACAAATATTTCTGGTCTTATGGTAAAATCATCAGTAGATGCATTGTAAGTAGCAATGTATAAAGCACCTGCTGATATATCACCAGCTTGTATTCCTATTATATTTTTAGCAACTAGTAATTGCGAACCTTGCAAAGTTACTGCACTGCTAGTATTTGTTTGTGCTGCAACAAATCTAAATTGCTGTTTATCTTGTAAAACTGCAATCGGATGAGTTAAGTTGTAGGTGTTACCTGCATCTCTAAAACTTGATAATACTATTGTGTTTGGCGTTCCTGCTTGCGTTAAATCATTAACAAAATTACCTTTAGCAATAGCAGATTGTATCGCCTGTGCAACTTGTGAAATATCAGCGTTATCTACTATACCGTTAGGTATAATTCCTGCTGCCCGCAACAAAGCAACATTTAAACCGTTATTATTTTGATTGTATGTGCTTGCTTTGATAGATGTGCCATCTAGCAACTCAGGCGAAGTACTATCTTTAGCAGTGCCATAAGGACTAGTTGCTGTAATTGCTGCGTTAATTTTGTCAAGGTTTTGTGCTGTAACTGCCATAATACTAAGTATAATTTATTAACATGCCTATCCAAACATGGCAAGGCGTTATTTGTAATAATAGCTCCTCTAGCTCGTTACGTCTAGCCTTGCTAATTGTTACAAAATCTCCAAACTGTGAACCGCCAATATAGATAAAATATTGGTGTTGTGCTGGGTCTGTAGGTAAAGAGTATTGCACACGCTCCTCGCTAATAATTCCAGGTGCTTCTCTATAGCCATATACAGCTTTGTTAAAACCATAATTTGACCATTCACTACCATAAGTAATTGCAAAGCTCTGAACTTTATAGTCAATATTTACAAGTGGGTAGCCCTGCGGTTGCTGTGACTGGTAGCCATAAACAGCATTTTTAAAGCCATATACTCCATCCTCGCTACCATAACTAATTAAATCTGGCTGTGTGCTTGCTGTTGATAAATAAGTTGCTGGATTTACTAAACTACCGTTTTGATAAGGGCTATGCACAAACAGATTAAATCCATAAGTTTGTAACTTTGTTTGTATGCTATTTATACTGCCATTGTTATTTTGTAGGAGTTTTCCTGTAATTCTATTTCTACGTTCTTGTTCTGTTAGTGTGCTATTAAAAGGCAAATTAAGCTCCTCCTCCCATTTATCCAGCTCTTGAGTTGTCGCAATAGTTGCATCTCTTATAGTATTTAATAGATAATTTTTAGCATTATCTGCAGTGCTAGCAATTACATTCCATAGCTTGCCTAGCTCGCTTGTGCTAGATTGCCAGAACCAAGATTCTGGCAGTAGTAATCTAATTAATTTATTAAACATAATCTACGCTGGTAAGCGTTGCTAGTTCATCTTTATCTAGTAAATATTTAGTAATTGTAGATGCATTGCCTGATACAATCTCAAAAAGTGTAATGCTGCCAACAGTTGCTCCTAATGCTTTAGCTGTAGAGTATACCACTCCATTAATTTCTTGCGTATCAATTAAATCCTTTCTTGCATCTGTTACATCTATTGCTGCAATGTACGGCTCATAATTTGCAAATAAATCTTGTAAAGCTGCGGTTATAGCTGTTTGTATGCTTGCTATTTCATTGTTACTATTAATAGTACTAATAGTAATGCTAAAGTTCTTAGTTGTTATCGGTAATACATTTATACCAGCAATATTGGCTGGTAATTGATTAATACCTGATTCGTCAAAAGTTACAGCATTTAAAACTTCGTCTAGTTGTGTTTGTGTAGGTATAACTGAACCGCTTAAAATACTTTTAACATAAATGTCTATAAATCCAGCGGTTGCACTTGTGTATGGATAAACTCTAACTGTGCCTATTGCTTCGGCTTCCTCTCTATACCATAAATAATTATTAGGCAATCTTTCTTGTTTAGCTGCTGTTATAGCTTTATTTCTATAGCTGTCTGCTGTTTCTGCATCTGCTGCGGTTGTTAATACAGTTACAATGGTTGCTTCTGCTGCTGTAATTTGTGGATTGACAAAAGTAACTATATCGCCTATTTCCATATTCCCAATAACGCCAACGCCTGCAGTTAGCGTTGCATCACCTTTTGCTTGAATTGATAAGTTTACTGTGCCACTTGTAACCGTGTAATCTTGTGTAGTTGTATAAACTACCCCAGTTGCTTTGTTTGTTAGTTGTGTGCCACTTGGGATAGTTCCTGCTGCTGTAACTATCGCTTGTGCTTCTAGCTCGGCTTGTGTTGCTGCCTCTGGCTTTCCTATGCCGTATTTTCTCGCTGCTTCCTCAAGCGGTCTAATAACTGTGCCATCAGCTAATGTAACTGGCTCAAAGCTGGCAGTTTTTAGAAAAATCTGTTTGCTTGTAAAATTGCCATACTTGTAAACAGCATTCATTAATCCTGCTAGTACTTTACTTAGTATATTTAGAAAACTTTTAGGCAGTGGGCTAACATTCTGATTGTAAGTGCTAGCAAAGCTGGCTTTAATCTCGTTATATAAACTATTCAAATCTGGCATAAGTCGTGTATTTGAAATCTAAATCTTCTATTACAATATTTATTTGTAATGTATTAATATCTGTAATACTGCATTCTACAGTATAACCGCTTGCTATGCTATCTGTGGTAATCCATGCTAAATTCTTTTTAATCGCATCTTCAAAAACTGGCAAGTTAGCAGATATTAGCGTTTTGCCTTGCAACTGTAAAAATTCGTTAGTTAAGTTATTGCTTACGTTGTCGTCTAACTCATTACCCCACCATGCGGTATTATCTATGTTAGCTCCAAACAGGCTAATATTAATAGCTGTAGCAATTCCTGTATCTGTAGCAACCACACCATTAGAGATAGTTATATCTGCTTGGTTGTCTTTGTTTAGATTGAGTGCTATATCCATTATTCTGGTGCTTGTGTATCTGATATTACGCCATCAGCATTTGTAAATTTATGTATATGCTCTAGAAATGATATGCCACCAATAACTATATCACCGCTGCTTTCACAAGTACCATCTGCTTTTAATTCAAAGCTACCACTGGCATTGCTTAACTTAATACTTCCATCTCTTTTTATTAGTATATCTGCTTGCTTAACACCCTCGGCATCACGTGAATATATTTGTATTTCACCCTCGGCTGTTACTGATTCGCTTATAACGTCATTTGTGCCAATTACTAGCGGTTGGTCGCCTGATTGTTCCTGCTTAATAGTTGCTGCGTTGTCTTTTAATATTGGCTTGGCATCTATCCCTGCAATCCCAGTCGCTATGGCTTTGTGTGTAGTGCCTTGAAAATCAACACCAAAGCCTAAGACTTTAGCTCCATTGCTTAATGTTGTATTAAATATTTCTTTTATCTTTGCTACTCTACCGCTCATGACAATGTAATTAAATTGGTAAGCTACTAGGTATACTAGCAGTATAAACATTTGGCAATCCTAATATTAAATTAGCACTCTGGTTGCCATTACTCGTTATATTTAATATAACATCTTTAACAATAAATTTATATTTATCTTTTATCAACACGCTTGGAGCGGTCAAGTTTATAAAAGTGTTAGTCTTCCACACCTGCTTTGCTGGCGTGTAGATTGTTGCTAACTCAATAGGTACACTGAACACATTGCCAAACATACGGCTTGCTTCTTGTTGTACTTTCTCGGTAACAGCACTAGAGCCGTCTATATTGTCAATTTGTATAATTTTAGTCTTGGTAATGTTACGCAAGAAAGGATTCACAAACGTTGAGGTGCTTGCTTCCTCGTCTTTTAAGTCTACATCTTGTGCAGCTTTAATATGGCTATAGTAACCGTCAATATTGTAGTTAGGATTAATACTTATAACTGGTGCTGTATTTTCCTGCAAGTCTGCTACTGCTATAGAATCGCTAGCTGCTTGCAGTAATACTAAATTACCTAAGGCATCATTGCTAAATATTAAGCCTCTTGCATGTGCTAAAGGTTTTAGAAAGTCAAAGATGGTTTTATTGTTTTCTGTGAGAGATAGAAAATCAAAAGGGCTAGTAATTACATTGCTAGTTACTAAGAAGTCTAAGCCTTGCGTTATTGTCTGTGCAATCGTGATTAAGTTTACTTTGTCAAAATCTTGAGGCTTGGCAGTTATAAACTGAATCATTGCTGCTTTAGTAACTGCTTGTATTACAAAAACTTTAGTTTTAGCGATTACGCTTGGTGCGGTATTGATTATGTAACCTGTAAAATATAATTCTGTTCCTATAAACAGCTGTAATGTTTGAAATTGTAGAGGCTTTAAAATAGCTAGTATGTTGTTATCTATCACGCCTGTTAGCGTTACTTGGTCAAAGCCGTCTAAGGGGTCGTTTATGTTTACGCTCTCCCAATTCTCTAATAGATTGTTATCTATCAGCACACTAATATTCTGATTATTAATTGCTGGTGCTGGTGCTTTTATTTTAGCTAAACTAGGATTATCTGGTATTGTTAATATTTGCCCTATTGCTAGTTTATTCTCATCTACAATAGATGGATTAGCACTTTTTAGCAGTGTAGTATATTTACTACTACCATAACTTATTTGTGATATAAGCTGTAATGTATCACCTGCTTTTACTTTGTAACTGCTAGGCATAATAAATTATTTGCTTACCTTTATTCACAAAAAATAACTCATCACCCTGTAAATTATTATCTGCAATTATACGCTGTTCAAAATTTATAGAGCCGTACAATTTATTTGCTATTACTGGTAATGCATAATTTTTGTCGCATACAAATGTTTTTTGTTGCTGTAGTGTAAATGATAATTCTAAGAGATAACCTGCAGTAAGGTTTACTAATTCTTGTATTTGCTGGTAAGTAGAAAAATCATCGTCTACTAACTCTAAACTTGTATATTGTGATTCACGCCACACAATATACTGCTCTGTTTGCTCTAGCAAAACATCTACATATTCTATGGCTTGTGTTTGCGTGGTGAATTCTGTGTTGGTAATTGTCGCCTCTGCTAGCCCTGCTATAGTTGCAGTTGCTTGTAAATCAGCATTAGCAAACTTATTTTTGTTTGTGTTATTTACTAAATCTTTTTTACTGTCTAAGCCTAATAAGTTAGATAAACCATCAATAAATGCATTTGCTCTGTCTACAATAGATATTTCCAAACGTGCTGGTAATTGTGTAAATATTTGTATTTGTTTTCCTATAGTTAATAGATTACCTACTACATCTACTGCTCCACCTGCTATACCGTTTATATTGCTTTCTATAGAACGCTGTATTGCGGTTATTTCACTAGATATAGCTTGTGTTAAATTTACAGTATCTTGTATTTCATCTGTTAAATCTTGTATAGATTCTGTATTTAACAAGTCATCTACTGTTTTTCTAAAGGATTTTACAGAGTTAAGTATATCTTTTTGCCAAGTCGCCTCGTCTACTGGGTCTTTAATGTTAATTGCTTGGCTTGCTTTATTTGCTGCTGCTTCGTTTGCTTCTGTTATTTTTTCTAATATGTTACCACGTGCATCTAGGCTTGTTGCTGGATATGCTGTTTTTATAGTCTGGTAAAAAGTAACTGTAATTGTACTACTTCCTATACCTGTAAGTATTCTATCCTCTTTCTTTATCTCACCTACTATCGCAACATCTATTTTACCATATGCTGGGTGTTGTAGTGTTCCATAGTCTGAACTGTCTAATACATTAAAAGCTGCTTCTGCATCTGCTATGTAGTTATCACCTATAAAAATCATCTCCATAGGCAGTCTTAACATGGTGCTGCCTAGCGTTTGTACATAAGTCTGGTTAGTATTTGCAAACTCGTAAGTAGTAGATAGCTTTTCTTTGCTCTTGCTTACATCTCTATAAGCAAAGCTAGAAATTGTCGCTCCAGTATCGCTTGTATAGCTTGCTTTTGATTCTGCCATAGCCTAACTATGCCCCACTTGATAAAAGGTTAATAAATGGCGTATTAGAGCCTTGCATTTCTGCACGTCCTGTTTCATCTCTGATTGTAACAAAGTTTTCGGTTGTTTGCGTGTTAGATGTTACTCTATCTATTAAACCTAAGCCTTCTGCTGTAGGTCTTTGTGCCATAGGACTAGGTGCTAATAATTGTTGTGTGCTATTTGTGTTTAATTGTAAGCCTGTGTTGCTAGTTAAGCCTAACAATTTGCCTGCTGCACTAAACATGTTGCTAATCGTATCCCATAAACTAACAAAAAAGTTTTGTACTGGTTTGAAAGAATCCATCAATGATATAGCTACTCCTGCTGCTATTGTTCCTAACAATACAAAGGGGTTCATACGCACAACAAAGTTAAAAGCTTTCATAGCTACTGTTGCACCACCTATAGCTAAACTTAAAGCCTTTAGAGTTATTACAGCTACAGCAAATCCCTTAATTACATCTAATAAATTGCTAAAGTTGTCTACTAATTTACCTATAGCGGTATTGATTTTTTCTACAATATTAGCCTGATTGTCTGATATAAAAGCGGTGATATTATCAATCGCTTCTTTTATTTGTCCTGAACGCAAGCCAAATAATGCTTGCTGTACTCCATCTATTGCAGAACCTAGCAATTTAAAACTGCCCTCGGTTGTATCTAGTCTAATCTTTGCCATTTTCTCAGCAGAACCACGAGCATTATTCAACTCTTTTGTTAGCTCTTGCAGTTTTCCAGTTTCAAACAATCTAGCCAAGTTGCTTGCAGCTTTTTGTCCACGCAAGCCCACTAAATCAGCTAAAAATGCTACTTTGTCAAAATTACCACCTACTTTATTGCTAGCTGCACTAATTTCACCAAGCACAACTTCAAAAGGTTTCATATTTCCAAAGCTATCTTTAAATGATACGCCTAACCTTTTTAATTGTTGTGTTATTTTAGGTGTTGGAGCTGCCATTTTAGTAAGCATGGTATTAAATGCACTACCTGCAACGCTAGCCTCTAAACCTACATCTTGCAATAAAGCTACTCCAGCTACTACAGATTCAAGCGGTATACTTAATTCACTAGCTGTAGATGCAACATTTTTTAAAGATTCACCTAAACTGCCAATCGTGCTATTAGTTCTAGCACTTGCCAACGCTAACACATCAGCTACACGCCCTGATTGATTCATAGCTAATCCCATACCTTTTAAAGCATTAGATACATGGTCTGCAACTTCGGCTATTTCTAATCCTGAAGCACTTGCAGCACTTAATACCGCTGGTGTTGCTTGCATTATTTGTGTTGCATTAAAGCCAGCACGTGCTAACACTTCCATGGCATTAGCTGCTTGTGTTGCTGTGAATTCTGTTGTTTTTCCTAATTTTAGTGCTAAGTCTTCTAATGGCTTTATTTCTGCTCTAGTTTTTAATCCTACAGCTCCAACATTTGTAATAGCTTGTTCAAAGCCCATACCTGCACGGACTACAACTGCACTTGCTGCTCCTATTGCTGCACCTGCAATAGATGCTTGTTTGCCAAAAGCCGTCATGGATTGGTTAATAGATTTTAGGCGTTTATTCATCATGCCTAGCTTTCTAATAGAGTTATCGCTAAATCTGCCAATTCTAGACTGCATTTGTTTAACTGGTCTAGTTATCTGGTCTACAGCTTTAAATACTGTTTTTATTGGTAGCTCTCTTGGCATCTTGTAACTCTTTTAGTTTAGCATCTCTTATATACAGATAATAACCTTTTAATTCCTCATAAGGCATATTTCTATCAAACAAGCTATTATACACTAAACAACAAGTATAATGCATAGTTGTATATGTTAAAGCTATATTGTGCCTTTGCAAGCTAGCAGTCTTGCCATCTATTATTTCTATATCTGCTAGTCCACTATAAAAAAACCTATTATAGAAGTTATCAGTATGTTGTCTCTAGGGTCTAACTGTTTGACTTGGTTAACCATTAGCCCAGTACAATATGCTATTGCTTTAGCAGTTATGCCACCATTGGATAATTCAAAAAATAGCTCGCTAGCGTTACTAATTACAACTTTATCTAGTTGCTTTACATCTGGGTTATTCTTAGCTCTTAATTTATTAGAGTATATAAAATCAATGCTAGGCGTTCCACCCTCATCAATCAGCAAACGCCCTTTCTGTATTGCTTTTATTAAGTTATTAGCTTGTTCTTGATTTTCTAAAATATCTTTGTTTAGCTCTTCGTCCAAATCTAAGCTATCTAGAAATCTTTTGTAATCTTTTTCTGCTACTTCTCTTGTTATCTTTGCCATGGTAAATACCGATATATGGTTAAGTTATTAATTAAATCTCTACAAACTTTTCACCGTCTGCGGACATCAAATTAAGCGTTAAAGTTCCTGCTTGTGAATTATAAACAAGCTCGCCTTCTATTCTTACAGTGCCAGAATAACTTACTGCACCGCCCTCTGCTGCTAGAGTAAAAGTAACAGCAAATTTTTCTGCATTATCGTTTAGCGTTTCCAAAGCAACTAATTGCTCTTTATCAATATTTTTTAAAGTAATATTAGATAAGCTAGGCAATCTGGCAGATTGTGTAGCTTGTACGCCACCATTTACAGCAACGCTTTCAGTGTTAAATAGTCTATTGTCAAGCTCTACACCGCTTTCAGTATCAGTGCTATATGTTTCGCTGTTAAGTTTTAATTCAACTAGTCTATGTAAAAAAGCCATTATATTATGCTCCTAAGTTAAATTCATATGCTAAATCTACGCTAAAGATAGAAGTGTTGCCACTTACAATAGTTGGTACTTGGATATTTACCCTGTCTGGGTTTGTGTCGTCTTTCTCTACAATCAAATTAGCCAATATAGATTCTTGATTAGCTAGTATGGCGTTAGTTACTAAAGACTTAACTACCTCAACACATGCAGCTTTTATATCTTTCGCAGATACAGCTTTTATGCCTGTTGCTACATTTTGCCCTACACTTACCAGCACAGCTTCCTTATAAAAGTCTGTACCTAGTTTCAAGTCAAAAGCGTATAATGTATTTTGCAGTCTAGTAATATCTGATACTTTGCGGTATGGCATAGATATCTCTGCATATTGGCTGTCGTCAAACATGGTTACTACTTCGTGTATTTTAACCACGCCATCTACGACACGCACAAAGCCTACACCTTGAGTTTTTGCGTCTTCTTTATCAGCTAGTGTCCACTCTACAGTACCAGCGTTTAATTGGCTTAGTGTACCTGCATAGTTTTCTGCTGGTGAGTTATTAGCTTGCTCTGCTACATACTTAGCAATGCTAGAAGCTATAACCAACGGTAAGTCTTTAGAAGCTGGATTAGCAAATACACTATTAATTCTGTCATCTGCTCTAGTAGATGTGACGGCTGTAATTGCTGTAGTAGTAGCTTCATTACTACCAACAAACGATACAAAAGGCTTTTTAACTGTAGCATTCCATCTTGCCTCACCTTTGGTTTTTATAGCATCTAATGCAGTGCTGTCTGATAAATCAAAGGTATTTACTATCATTGTGCGGTATTCACTATCAGCTATTGCATCTAGTGCTGGTTGTACATCTGCATTGCTAGCACCACCAGTAAACTTAACACCGACACCAGCAAACACAAAGCCACCAGAACCATCTACTATATCTGCGTATAACTCATTACCCCAAGAGCCTTTAGATTTTGCAGTTAATTTAATTGTTCCTACTGCATTGCTAGCAGATACTGGGAAGCCTAGAGTAGCATTTACTGCTGCTGCTAGTTTATCACCTGCTGTGGTAGGTGTATCTGTAGCTATTAAGCTAAACTTGTTAGATTTAATGTTGTTAATAATTACTTGGTATTCTGCGGTTTGCGTTTGTGTACCACTAATAATAATATCATTTGTAGCTGCTACACCTGAACCGTTTTCTTGTAAGCCATAAAAATATACTGGGACACTAGCGTTAGTTAATCCGTGTATTGCTTTAGCTGCTAAATGTAGTGGCGAGCCGTTGCCATATTTGCTAGCTACTAATGCTGCTGTATTTATTTTTACAGCTTCACTAGTGTATGCTATACCTGTGTTACCCTGTCCAATTACATATATAGACTGTGGCAATAAAGGGCTGTTTATCTGATTGCCTGTTGTGAATTCTACTCCAACGCCAACTTGTGAAACTGTGGCATTGCTTGATACTGCTGTAACCATGTTATGTATCTATAGTTAAATTAATCATCTTGTTGTTGTAGTCTAGCTCCATATCTATGCCTTGTAAATCATTAGCGGTAGAAAGTAAAGGCTTTTCTCTTGCTTTTATTTCTAAATCTAAAGAGCAACCAATATTTTTATCTACACTTTTTTGCTCCTGCACTTGTCCTACTTGATAATTGGCAATTTTAACTTTATGCACTAAATTTAATTGCAAGCCCCTATTAACATAATAAGTCATTATCTGGCTAATTATAAATATTAGCTCTTGCATCTTATCTGCTCCTAATTTTGTGGCTTTATCACCTGTAGTTACATTTGTAGCCGCTTTAGTAACTAATTGCAATGTATAAGTATAAGTTGCTTCTTGTGTGCCATCACTTAATGGGTCATCAAGAGTAGCATTTGTGAATAGTATATTTATTAATGCTTTTTGATTTGTTTTGTCTTCCAAGTATTTCTGGTATATGCCGTGGTCGTTAGTGTGTATATCAACATTAAATTTATCTTTGTTGCCGTATAAATTATATTGATTATCAAATTCTGCCTTTAGCAAAGCTCCTAACTGTTGCGTGATTAGTTGTGCAGTAGATTGCCCTGT